AAAAGAAATAAAATGATTACCGTGGCTAAAAAAAGAAGACCTAAGAGTAAAAACTACTTTACTAAAGATACTGAACAAGCTATTGTCAGATATAATAATGAACCAGATTCAAAAGTTAGAAGTCAAATATACAGAGATGAAATACATTATGCTTTCTTCAAATTAACAGAAAACATAATCCACACTTTTAAATTTTATTATACAGAAGTAGATCAAATAGAACATCTACAACATGAAGTAATAACTTTTTTACTTTCTAAATTACATTTATTTAACCCAGATAATGGAGCAAAAGCATATTCATATTTTGGTACTATAACAAAAAACTGGTTAATAGTATATAATACAAAAAACTACAAAAAACGAGTTCAAAAAGCCCCAGTAGACGAATTATTTAAAGATGATAATTACTCATATCAAATGGGTGAAGAAAAAGAAAAAGATAGATTATCTATTTTTATAGATGCATATGTAAAACACGTTGAAGATAGATTTGATAAATTTTTCCCTAAAGGTAATGATGCTAAAGTAGCAGATGCTATACTAGAATTATTTAGAAAAAGAGAAAATTTAGAAATATTTAATAAAAAAGCATTATACATCTACATTAGAGAAATAATGGCTAGCCATGGTTTAGAAGTAAAAACCCCTAAAATAACAAAAATAGCAACCAGGCTATATAAATTGTTTAAGGGTAGTTATGTTTTTTACCTAGAAACAGGTTACATAGATTTCAAAAAACAATAATTAATCATATTTATACATGAACCAAACGTATAACTATGAGCCATTTAGACAAAAATATCTTCGGTAAAAAATCATACTCAGATTTACTTAAAGAAATTTACGACAACCAAAAGAAGAAAGAAACACAAATTAGTGCATTAATCAACGAATTAAAGCCGCTAATTAGTGATATAGGTGATGCTACAATGATTGTGCCACTTATCAAAGAATACATGGAACTTGGCATTAAAAACGATGAAGCCCTTATAAAAGTAGCAACAATATTCCAACGTATATTCGCAAATGAAGGTACAGAAGAAAATGGATTTGGCATTTCAGAAGCAGAAAAAGAACAACTACTAAACGAAATCAACAATCTTCAACTTCCACCTAAAAAAGAAGATTAATGCCCGAAAGATCCAATAAAGTAGTATATCCTGATGGTTTATCCTCTCCTCTGGCTAATTTAAGTAATAAAACTCAAATTGCTAGGGTTACAGATATAATATTAAATCCAGAACACCCAAGATTTTTAGAATTTGGGGGATTTCCTAGTATTGGTACTGTTTTTTATGAAATAGAAGACCTCCAGGGTTCTAATACGGGTAATACGGCAAGACCTTTTTACCCCAATAATTCTTCTTATCCTTTAATTAATGAATTAATATTTCTTATCTCAGGTCCTAATAATACTATAGGAGGGAATTTATCAAGTAAATCTTTTTACTATATTAATATGTTTAGTATTTGGAATAGTCCTCACCATAATGCTTATCCTAACCCAGTAACACCAAATTCACCAGAGGGTAAATATGATGATTATTTTAAAACTCCAGAAGGATCTACGGTAAGAAAAACAGATAGTGGATCATTAGAAGATGAAGGTAATTCTACTTCATTAAATAGTCCATTTAATATAAGTCAAAATACATTTATTGAAAGAACAAATATCCATTCCCTATTACCAATCCCTGGTGATATTATCCAAAGTGGGAGATGGGGAAATAGTATTAGATTTAGTAGTACAGCAAACCCAAATAACAATAACCCGGGGGATGATTTAACCATATTCAATAATTGGTCTACGGTAGGCAAAAATGGAGATCCTATTACTTTAATAAGAAATGGTCAAGATCCAAATTCCACTAAAGAAGGATGGGTACCTATAACAGAAGATATTAATAAGGATTTATCCTCATTATACTTAACTTCAACCCAAAAAATACCAATAGTAACAAATCCTGTATTTTTTAATGGAGTAAGATATCCTTCATATACCCCTAGACTTAAAGAAACTCCAACTGATCCTTCGACATTTAATGGTAATCAAGTTATAATCAACTCAGGTCGTTTAGTTTTTAATTCAAAAACAGACCACATTATGTTAAGTTCAAATAGAACTATAAGTTTTGAAGCTGTTAAAGGATTTAATTTTGATACTAATTCAAATTTTGTAATTCAAGTAGGAACTACTATTAAATTAGGTAGTAAAGATGCAACTGAACCTATTGTAAAAGGTGAAGCTTTAAGAGTAGAATTATTTAATCTATGTACTAATTTAAAACAACTAGTGCAACAATTACAATTAATGCAAGTAACTATTGGAGATGTTGTATCTGACAATGCTTTATCTATAACTGCTGCTAGCACAGAAATAGCATTAAATTCAGTATTAGCAAGTGTAACCAAAGATGATAATGATAATACACCTATTTTATCTAGTGTAAGTAAAACAATATAATGGCTGATACAACCCCAACTTTAGGATATATAATAATTGGTCAAATAATTGATAAAAACCAACAACCCATCTCAGGAGCTACTATAACTTCAACTTTGGGGGATTCTACAACATCAACCCCTGATGGTGAATTTAATTTAATAGGAGAATATCCTGAAGGAGAAATATTTACAATAAACATATTCGCTAAAGATTTTTCCCAAAAGAAAATAAACCCCTTTACACTATCTAAAAAATTTAAAAATCAAGGGGCATTAGGTATTATAACATTAAAAGATGCAAAAGCAGATCTAAGACAAGCCATAGACGAAGAAATCCCATTTACGGATACACAGATGAAGTTAATGAAGGCTCAAAAAATGAATGTTGAAGTAGCTAAACAACAGGCTATGAATAGGGTAATTGTTCAAATTAAAACTATATTAATTCCTCAAGTATTAACTTTAATAGCTGCCTTTGGAGTTACAAAAGCTAAAGATTTTATAGGAAAAGAATTTTCTAATATGAATGCAACCTGCCCTGCTAATTTAGAAGAATTAAATGCTATAATTAAGAGAAAAAACAAATTAACAAAAGCATTAAATAATGTAATGAATTTTTTAAAAACTATAAGAATAGTAGTAACTGCAATAACTGGAGTTATAACTGTACTTGATATAGTAATAAAAGTAATTAAGCCTATATATTTTGTATTTCCCGTAGCTGGTTTTGGAGCACCTGATTTTTCAAGACCTATAAAATTTATTATAGAAAATTTAGATAAACTTACAGCTAAATTTGGAGTAATAACAGCTAGTACTTTATTAGTATTAACAATTTTAATTCAAGAATTACAAAGGGTATTAAACTATTTATCTTTATTAGATACTTTAGTTGGTGGTTGTGCTTTAACAGTAACATCCCCAGGAGGAGAATTACTATCTCAAGAACAACTTTCATCAGATCTATTAGAAGCTACCCAAGAACAATCTCAACAATTATCTCCTGTAATTACTAATGTAAATGGGTTTGAAATGTCCGTAATATTTGTTGATAATGTTACTGTTGATGGTTTAAAACGTAGAAAAGCAATAGCTAGAAACAAAGCAGGAATAATAATGTTAGAAGGTGAACCTTCATTTTCTTCAAATGATCAAATATTAATAGACGAATTAGTATATTACATTGAAGTAAATGATTTAAAAGCAGATTAATTTAATATTTATAACAAACACAAACATGAAAACCGAAGCACTTAAAAAAATAATCAAAGAAGCCGTTAGAGAGGCTATACAAGAGGAGCTAAAGGAAGTTTTACTAGAAGCAGTTAAAGCACCTAAAGCTGTAGTTACACAACCAATACAAGAAAATATTACATCAACTACACCTGCACCTGTTACACAAACACCCAAACATTCATTAATTGAAAAGAGGCAATCTTATCTAGATATTATAGGTGAAACAGGAATAAACATGAAAAGTGGAAATGCTCAAGGATTTGGTAATAGACCATTCAACCCACAAGGAACTGGAGATACTACTTCAGCAAATGGAGCATTACCTGGAGGAGAAGTTAATATGGATCAAATAATGGGGTTAATGACTAAATAATGGCATTTGGAGCACAACAAATATCACCCATAGACTTTAATAAAAGTGCAGCTGTTGGGATAAATATTCCTTTCACAGCACCTGGGGTCTTTAGATCTAATTATACAACAAAAGAATCTATAAAAAATAACTTAATAAATTATTTCTTAACAAATCCAGGAGAAAGGCCATTAAACCCAACATTTGGAGCAGGTTTAAGAGATTTTATTTTTGAACAAATAGCAGATGACAATTTAGATTTCCTACAAGAACAAATTCAGGATAATTTAAATACATTTTTTCCAAATGTAAATGTAGAAAATTTAGAAATATTAAAACAAGAAGATAATAACACAATAACTGTAGAATTAACTTATAATATAATAAATACTAATATTAGTGATACCTTAGAAATAAACTTTATATAATGGCTACACCAATAAAAAGAGACGTAAAATATTTAAATAGAGATTTTTCTGATATTAGAGAAAAATTAATAGAGTTTTCACAAACATATTTTCCTGATACCTACAATGATTTTTCACCAACTTCACCAGGTATGATGTTTATGGAACAAGCCTCTTATGTAGGTGATGTAATGTCCTTTTATTTAGATAATCAATTACAAGAAACTTTTACACAATTTGCTAGACAAACTAATAACTTATACGAGTTAGCCTATATGTTTGGATACAAACCAAAAGCAACAGGTGCAGCTCAAACCACAATAAGTTTATACCAACAAGTACCAGCTAAAAATTTAGGAGGTGGTAATTTTGTTCCTGATTTTGATTATGCTGTAACTATAGGGGAAAATACTACTATATCTTCCCAACTAAATTCTGACATTAATTTTTTGATTGAAGATAAATGTGATTTTTCTGTATCTAGTTCTTTAGACCCAACAGAAATTGAAATATATCAAGTAGCTGGAAGTGATCCTGTATATTATTTATTAACTAAAACTCGAAATGCAATATCATCTACTATAAACACTACTACTTTTTCATTTACAACCCCTGAACAATTCCAAACAATAGACATCACAGCAAATAATATAATAGGAATATTAGACATCACAGATTCAGATGGAAATATATGGTATGAAGTAGATTATTTAGGTCAAGAAATGGTTTATGATAGTATCAAAAATACAAACCCAAATGACCCTAATAATGTAGCTAATAAGGGTGATACTCCATTTTTACTTCAATTAAAAAAAATACAAAGACGTTTTGCTACAAGATTAACATCAGAAACAAACTTAAAAATCCAATTTGGAGCAGGTAACCCAAATGATACAGATGAATTAATTACACCAAACCCCAATAATGTAGGTATAGGTTTACCATTTGAAAAGGATAAACTTACAACAGCATACTCCCCAACAAACTTTTTATTTACAGATACTTATGGAATCGCACCTTCAGATACTACTTTAACCATAAGATATCTAACAGGTGGTGGAGTTGAATCCAATGTTCCTTCTGGTGATTTAACAACTTTAGATACTACTAATACTACCTTTAATATCATTAATTTAGATGAGAACATAGCAAATTATATTTTTGGTACTATAGCATCTCTAAATAAAGAAGCTGCATCTGGAGGAAAAGGTGGAGATACTGATGAAGAAATAAGACAAAACACTATCATCCAAACAACTACCCAACAACGTACAGTTACATTAGATGATTATTTAGTAAGATCTTTAAGTATGCCCTCTAAATTTGGAATAGTATCAAAAGCATATATTGAAAAACCAAAATTAAATAACCAAACATCTACCCTTGAAACTCTATGTTTATATGTTTTATCCCAAAATAATAATGGGCAATTTTTAACTGCTAATGATACATTAAAAAAGAATTTAAGAACTTATTTATCACAATATAAAATGATAGGGGATAGTATTGAAATAAAAGATACTTATATCATTAACATTTCAGTTGATTTTGAGATAGTAGTATTACCAAACTTTATAAATAGTCAAATAATATTATCTTGCATTGAATCCCTTCAAAACTACTTTAATAGAGATAAATGGCAAATAAACCAACCTCTTATAATAAGTGATTTAAATATTTTATTGGATAAAGTAGAAGGAGTTCAAACCGTAAAAAATATTTTAATATCTAATAAAGCAGGAACATCTTCGGGATATTCCCAATATGCCTACGACATAAGTGGAGCTACTCAAAATGGAGTTATTTACCCCAGCTTAGATACAAGCATATTTGAAGTTAAATACCCTAACACCGACATTAAAGGAAAAGTAGTACCACTATAAAATTTAAAAATCATGGCTTTAGCACCAATAAACCCTTTTGCAATAAATAATACTTTTAGATCAGCTAATCAAACTAGTTATGATGTTGATAATCCTCAACCTTTAGGAGGACCTAATAGTTTTCCACAATATAATCATCAACACCAATTTACACCAAATAACACTTACTTAGATACCCGTCAAGAAGAAGCAAGTCCCAATAGTGATTTTGGTATAAATGGTACAACATTATCCCCTCAAAATATATTCAACAAGCAAGTTACAGGAACTAGTTTAGATGTAGAAAATTCACAACCTTTAGGAGGCCCTAATAGAACAAATGCAGGTCAAAACAATATCCCTTCAGGTCAGTATACTAATATAGGTCCTTCGGGAACTCTATTTAACAAAGATGGTACTATTTCTACTACTCAATTACATCATTGGTTACCTACAAATGAATATAAAAACTCATTCACTCCAGAAGAAATTTCACCAGAATCAACTTTTTAAAACATGGCAGTCTATAAATTATTCCCATATAAAGATACTACACTATATTCATTTTTCCCTAATATGAATACAGGTATAGATCCTATTACAGATATATCCAACTTAAATATTGCAGTAGCGTCTAACCCTCAAGTAGCAAGATTTTTAACTGAATTTGTTCAAGATGAAATAGAAGATGTTATAAATAATAAAATTAAAGGAGCAGAATGGGATGTAGATTTTAGATCATATATAGCAACAGCTCAAGGTATTATAGAAGCCACAGACTTATCAGTCCACCCTTTAGCTCAATATTGGTGGAATGGTACAGGAACATATTTAGATCAACCAATGACTACGGATGGTGCTAATTGGTATTCTCCTCAATTTGCAAATTCAAGTACATCTTGGATTTTAAGCGGTTCAGATAACACTAATCACTATATTACAAGCTCTACTAACTTAAACTATGTACTACATGGGGGAGGTTCATGGTATCACAGTGGATCAGATGGTACTTTATATGCTTCAACTCAATCATTTGACACCCGAAGTGAAAAAGATTTAAGAGTTAATGTTAAAACTATTGTTGACTTATGGTATAGTAGTTCTTTAGGTGTTGATATTTCCGCTTCATTGCCTAATTATGGTTTTATTACTAAATGGGAAAATAATGTTGAATGGAATACCAATAAACAAATCCAACCAGTAATGCAGTTTTATAGTGTTGATACCAATACTATTTACCCACCAGAACTAGAGTTTAAATGGAGAGATTACTCAAGTGTATTAACTGGATCAGCTTCTTCTAGTATAGTAAATACTACTAATTTAATATCTTCCTTAGCAGAAAACCCAGGTTTATTCACCCCACAAAGTGTAAATAGATTTAGGTTTAATGTTGCACCTAAATACCCACCTGCGGTATGGACAACAGCATCTCAATTTACAGGTACAAATTATTTACCAACAGCCTCATATTATGCTATAAAAGATTTGGATACCGACGAATTTGTTGTATCTTACGACACTAATTATACACAATTAAGTTCAGATAATGAAGGAAATTATTTTGATGTATATATGAATGGGTTAGAACCAGAAAGATATTATAAAATTTGTGTTAAAACTAATATAAAGGGTTCTACATTAATATTAGATGATAATTATTACTTTAAAGTAGTAAATGCACTATAATGGAAGAAAATATAAAATTAAATAAAGAAGTTTTTGCTAAAAGACCCTATAAAAAAATTATAGATACGTCTTTTACTGAACTGGGTGTTAAATCTATACAAGAACAATTAGATTCTCAACCAACGGTTCAAGAATTTTTTAATTTATATAATGAATTATTTTATCAAATAAATGAATTAGGTCCTACTAATTCACATGAATATTTAGTTAAAACAAGTGGCCAATATATAGCTTTTGAGGTTGATAACGATTTAATAGAAGCTTTACAATTAGAGATAGCAGATTTAAGAAAAGAATTACTAGGATCTCAACAAGAACTAGCTAATGCTCTTCTACCAGAACCAGCTCCAATTGATGAATTACCTTCAGTAAATATAGAAAATCCAGAACCACCTGCTAACATTATAGCAGAAGTAATTAATACACCGGCACCAGAAGCACCACCACCACCAAAAGCTTCAGAAAAAGACCAAGAAATGTATGATGCTGGATATCAATATCAAGAAATTACTTGGGAAATGATGAGTAGAAACTTAAAGTTTATTGAAGATAACCCAGATGCTATAGCGAGAATGCCTGAAAAATTAGGTAAAGAATCAAGAGATCTAGACGATATTAAAAAGAAAAATATTTCTAAGAAAGCTATTTATATGGATTGGAAAGCGGCTATAAAGAAAAGATCAAGCGGGAAAGAAACTAAAAATTTATATAAAATTTTAGCTACAACAGTAAATATCCTTAGAAAAGAATTTGTAAAAAATAAGTCATTTGGAAATGGAGTAATAACTAATGCAAATCAAATTTAATAAAATGGTTGAAATTACAAAAATTAATCCAACTACATTTGAGCTTCAAACATATGAACCCCAAGATGAAAATCTAATAGCAACATCATCCATTGATACTGAATTTATAAGTTTAGAAAGTTCTATTGAATTTTTTGTATATGACTTAAATAACAATATAATATCAGAAAATTATAATTATGTTAGATACAATATTCAAGAAGATGGACAAGCTGCTTCTCAACAGATCCCCAAAATATCTCAGTTTAACATATCCCCAGGTGATGATGTAACAACTCTAGGATTTGATAATGGAGAATATATAGCCTATTATAACTTTTTAAAAAATCAAATAGGTGATTCTAATACACCACTTTTTATATCCGAGATATCATCAGATAGAACTGAAATTAGATTAGACAATACTAATGGTTTAAGTATACCATTAGAAACTAACGGTTTTATTAATTTTAGGAATAAACAAGATTATTTTGTAGATTTTTACCTTAATTTTGGAAACAATAATTTAGTTATATCTAATAACGTTAAATTAGATAATGAAAATACTGATAATCCTACTATATTAATTAAATTATATGAACCTCTCCCACTTCAGTTTGATTTAAAATCTACATTATGGATTGTTACTACATTAAATGAACCCGAAGCTTTTTTAGTAACTTACCCTTTAGAAACTATAGAAGTTTCAGATTCAACTCAAATTCAAGGTCCTAATTTTGATATCCCTCTTAAGGGCCAGATTAATAACTCATCACAAAATTTATCTTATACCGATATATTAAAAAGTGCTCCTACCAGTTCACAAAATCAAATAGAAAGTTTACTAGAAGAATCAGCTATTAATATAAGTGTAGATTACACAGACTTTAATAATTTTATCCATTTTAGTTCTGCTCAAACACGTATAGAAAATTTTTATTACAAAGTAGGTTTAATTGAAACATATACTTCTCAATCTAATATTTTAGGAAACATAAGTAGTTCTAGTACAAGTAAAACTTTAACTGAAAATAAAATTTCAAAAGTTATTAAAAATTTTGATAAATTTGAATATTTTATGTATTATAGTAGTGGTTCTGCTGCTTACCCAAAACTAGTAACAGGTGTAGGTGAAAGAGCTACATCATTACCACCTTATACTTTATTACCTACTACAAGTTCCCAAGTATTAACGTGGTTAGGTAGTACAAATGAAAATAGTAGTAATTATGGAGGTTTACTATTATCAGCATCTAATTATGACAACTCAAACCCAGATCAATTATTAAAATCAATCCCAGAATATTTAAGAGAAGACCCAGACAATAAACAATATGATTTATTTGTTGATATGGTTGCCCAATATTATGATAGTGTTTGGTTATATACAAAAGATATTACACAAAAATATAACACAGATAATAGATTAGATTTTGGTATTAGTAAAGATTTAGTATCCGATGCTATAAAAGATTTTGGTGTTAAATTATACCAAAACAATTTCTCAAACCAAGAATTATACACAGCATTTTTAGGTATAACTCCTAATGGTTCTTTATTTCCTTACCCTGAAGCAAGTTTTACTACCCCTGTACCTACAGGAAAAGAATTTATAGATAACATTATATTACCTCAAGGCAATATAGGAGCATTATCCCCTATAGATAACCAATTATCTTCTTCAATTTCATACCCTCCATCAGGTGAAACAGATTATGCAAATAATGGTGTCCCTGGAGTATATACTCTCTTAGTAGATAATGGGATAATATCAGTTACAAAAGGCCAAGGAGCAACACTACAATTTACAGTAGCAGCAAATGGAAGCATATCCAACATTACTACAATATTAGGGGGTAGTGGTTATAAAGTTGGAGATAGGATATTATTAAATGATAATGAAACAATCCCAGCGCAAGGAGGAGGTTATGCGGGAACAATAGAATTTTTATTACAAGAAAAAGACATACTTGACATTTCATCAGTTGTATCCTTAGATGATGTTAACAAATCTTTATATAAGAGAATATATCACAATATACCATATCTGCTAAAATCAAAAGGAACAATTACTGGATTACGAGCATTGATAACTTCATATGGTATACCTGATACTATATTAAGAATATCTGAATTCGGCGGTAAAGATAAAGTTAACGCTAATGACTATGATTTATATCAAAATAATTTTAATTATGCATTTAATACCACAAATAATTTTATATCTTCATCTTGGAGTGTAAATAGTGATTGGAATGCTCCAAATAATAAACCTTCTACAGTTCAATTTAGATTTAAACCTGAAGAATTTCCTCCTACTAATTTATCTCAATCTTTATGGGAAATAAATGAAAATGGGTTAACAGGTGAATTACTTTTAGATTATAGTGGTTCAGGTTTAGATTCAGGTTCATATGATGGCTCTATAAAAGATCCTAATTATAAAGTTGCTAATTTAAGATTTATTCCATATTCTGATGAATCTCAATTTTCAGCTAGTATATCATTACCTTTTTATAATGGGGATTGGTGGTCAGTTATGGTTACTACTGACCAAAATGGAACATTTAATTTATATGCAGGTAATAAAATATATAATGGGAATGATGGTACTTCTCTTGGATATTATGCTTCTGCTTCTGTTACAGGGGCTGATGAAACTGTTTGGACAGATGGTATTACAAGCACTTTTGCATCATCCTCTTCTAATTACCCAAATTATAAAAAATTCTCGGGGTCATTACAAGAAGTAAGGTATTATAAACCTATAATAAGTCAAAGTATATTTAAAGATTATATAATGAATCCCTTATCTTTTGAAGGTGACGGGATTAATAGTGCACCTGATCAATTAATATTTAGAGCTGCTTTAGGAAGTGAATTAGATATTAATACTAGTTCTTCTATACACCCTAAAGTAACAGGATCTTGGACAACTACTTCATCTTTTAATAGTAATAGTAATTTTTATTTTAATAATCCTCCATCTTACTCTAAAAATACAGAAATTTTCTTTTTAGACCAACCAGCGGTAGGTATAAAAAATAGAATTACAGATAAAATTAGATCTGAAAACGATGCTTTACCATCTGGTAATACCTTATCTTCAATTAGATCATTATCCCAAACTACAGAAGCAAGTGCTTCATACACAGACAACGTAAATTATTTAGAAGTAGCATTTTCACCTCAAAACCAAATTAATGATGATATTATAGGACAAATGGGTCATTTTAATATTGGTGATTATATAGGTAATCCTGCTCAACGTTTTTCAGGAAATAACTACCCAGATCTAAATAATTTAAGTGAAGATTATTTCAAAAAATATATTAAACAATATGATTTAACAGATTTTGTTAGACTAATAAAATTCTTTGATAATTCATTATTTAAGATGATTAAGGATTTTGTACCTACAAGAACTAGTTTAGCATCTGGTATAGTAATAAAACAACATTTATTAGAAAGAAATAAATACCCACAACCACAAGTATCAACTTTGGATGAATCTGAAATCTTAGGTTCTGTAACATCCCATAAGGTATGGAATACTGCTTCACAAGCAACTGAAATGTCTTCATCTTTAATAGAAAGTTTTAGTGGTGGGGCAGCTGGTATATTTAATAAATTTAATAATACTACCACATCCCCCTCAGGATCATTAGGACAGGGTCCAAATAACCAATTGAACATTACCCAAAGTTGGAGTGTAACAACTCCTACATTATCTGGCAGTGTAACTTATATTCATGATTCACAAGCTGAATTTTATAATGGTGAACTAAGTGGTTCTAATATGTTAATTACAAATGGAGAATTAAATCCCCATTGTGAAATATTTAAAACCCCAAATTTCACCCCAGCAAACTATAAAATAAGAATGTATAATGAAGAATCTGGATCTACTTCAGAAAAATTTTTAGAACCTTTAAACCAACCTACAGATGGGTATATCCAAACTTTTTATGGTGAAGCACCACCAAATCCTCTAGCACCAAATTCAATAATAAGATAAAAAAATGTTTGATAGAATATATAAAATATTAGGTCCTAAAACACCAAGTGAAATAAGGAAACAAGAAAAACAGAAAAGGATGAGGTTCCCTGATCCCAATCCTGATCCTACTGACGATACAGCCCCAAATATCCCAGGCAATCTTCAAGCAACCAATATTCAAGATACAGCAATAACAATACAATTTAATAGATCACAGGATGATACACCTCCTATTGTATATAGTATTGAACATAGGGCTAATAGTACTGGAACTTATTCTGTTCAAACAATAAATCAATCATCAGGAACACAAACTGGAACAACTGGCACAACTATATCAAGCCTTCAACATAGCACACCCTATCAAATTAGAGTAAAAGCCACAGATTCTTCAACTACAGGTACTGGTGCTGGTGGTACTAATAGCTCACAATATACAACTATAACAGCTACTACTACAACCCCATCAGATACAACTGATCCCACGACTCCAACATCCCTTGCTTATTCAGGAGTTACAGAAAATACGGCGGATTTAACTTGGAATGGCTCTAATGATAATTTCCCACTTTCAGGTTTAAAATATAAACTTTATATTTCTATCTCGGGTAATGCTTATGTTTTTGAAAAACTAGTAAATCATGTGGGATCAGCTGGTTCTCAACAATCAACAACGTTAACAGGGTTAGTCCCTGGAAGACAACAAGAACTTTATGTTATAGCTGAAGATGCCGAAGGCAATCAATCAAGTCAATCTAATGTTATTGATTTTACAACTCCGGATAATACAGCACCAACAGCCCCATCTAACTTAACTACATCTAATATAACTGAAACTACAATAGATTTATCATGGAATGCGTCTTCTGATGTTTCGGGTGTTACGTTATATAAAATCTACCAAAATGGTTCATTTATTGATGATGTAAATTACCCAAATATTAGCTATACAGCTACAGGATTAACTCAAAACACATCCTATAGTTTTTATGTAACTGCTTTAGATACAGCAGGGAATGTATCTGCAAATAGTAATACAACACCAACAGTTACTACTTTAGCATCCCCAGCACCTCCACCTAACCCATCTCCACCATCAGCACCATCACCTATTGATCCAGACAATACACCGTATGTAGAATATATAAAAATAGCAAGGATAGACCAAGATGGTAATGATAATACTCTTACTTTAGAAGCTTTAACCCAAATAACCCTTCCATTTTCTAATGGAACAACTGGAAATTATCAAATACTCTCTACTACAAAATATCAAACTTATTTCTTATATAGTATAGCAAAATATGGACCAGAACCATTAGCAGCTGATGCTGCGATTTTGGATTATAATTTTACTTCATCTTTACCAACTTCAACCTATAATTTTGTAACTGTCCCAAACTCTCAAACTCTATACCCTACAAGCACCACAGGCCAAAATACACAACTATTTAATACAGTTCCAATAACGGGTATGAATACATTAGGAGTTGGAGGAACTTTCTATGGAAATGGGATAATCCTTAAAACATACCCAACAGCACAGATAGAAGCAGGCTTTAATATAACAGTATCTGTTACATCGGGACAATTTACATTTAGACTATATAAAATAACAGGTGGGATAGTAGAAAATAATCACACTGAAGAATCAGCTCTTATTACTACAGGCACTACTAGCCTTACTTTATCAACAACAACACCTATGGGTGAATATGGGGCTAATGATGGTTTTGCTCTTTATGCCTATGCGGGTGCTGCTGGTGGAGGACCACCTAATGTTGTTGAATTTAGTTTTAATTCAACCTCTAATTTCTTTACTATTTCAACTGCAGCATCAGGATCTACTTTACCAACAATCCCAGAACCATATTTAAAACAAGTATTTTATGGTACTGATTGTGATGTATTATTAAATAACGTAGATGAATACCAATCAAACCCATTTCTACAAGATTTAGATTATTCAACAAACCCAAATGTCCCTGTTAATTTTAATAGAGTTTTAGCGGGCACTGCAGACAGAGGAACAATACCAGAATCATACTATACAGCTTTATCTCAAACTAATATTAGATATAATGGTTCTAAAGCTCAGTCTAGTGATGTTAATATATTTGATCCATACGCAGGGACTTCATCTTTTGGAGAACCTATTAATATTGGTAATTTTGGCCAATCTCCCTCTGTAACATCTTTAGATAATGTTATAGTTGAATTTGAATGGGTTGGAGGAACAAACCCAGAAATACCAGGAGGATCTCAATTTAGTTTATCTAATAGATTATTTGAAGTTAGTTCTAAGGAATTAATAAAAATAATAACCCCAGATGAAAAT